GTCAGGCGGGCCACTTCGTCCTGTAGGCGAGTTATCTCTGGCATCAACTGCAGGACGGTGCGCCCAGTCTCGTCCCGCTCACGGGTCAGCTCCTCGATTTGGGCCACGAGCGCGGCATCTGGATTGGACCCCAGGTTCGGCTTGTTTAGGACGTCGCGCAACGATCGCATCGCCGTCCGGATGTCGTGCAGACTGGCGCTCGGGGTGCGCTCCCACATGCCGCACGCCGCATGTGCCGCGACATGCAGGGCTTCCAGTCGCCAAGCTGTCTTCTGCAGTAACGACTCCGACCGAGAGCGCGCACCCTCTTCAGTGGAGAGCCGCTCGCGTAACTGTCGCGCCTCTTCGGTGGCGCGCGCATTGCCAGCTATTGCTGCGTCTCTAGCACGCTCCGCAGCCTCGAGCTGGGCCACGAGCGCGGCATGGGCGGGCGGCACAATGCCAGGTTGCTTGAAGAACACGCGGATATCGCGCCGCACCATCGGGTCCTTATCCAGTGCCCGATGCAGCAGCCCGTTCGCCGCCTCCAACTGGGACACGAGCGCGGCTCGGTCCGCGGCGTGGGCGTCGATGATGCGTAGCATCTGATACAGCCAGCGCCCCCACAATGACGACTCATCGTCGGCCAGAAGCGATTCGGCGTGACGCCGAATGATGCTCTTTTGCTCATCTGTCAGTGTCTCTAAGGTCATGCCAGCTTCCCTCTCTTCTTCCGTTGGAATCCCGCAACCGCCACAGGCTGCGTGGCTGCCGCAGCCTTCGCGTCTGCGAGTGCCGACATCGCCGCGGCGAATGCATGCCGTCCTTGGCAGGCGGTCTGCGCCAGTGTGAAGTGCGCGCCGGCCGCAACGAGTTCGGCGTACCATTGCCGGCGCTGCGGGCCTCGACGCCATTCCGCGCGTGCGTCGCGGCACTCGTCTGAGCACGTTTGCCGAAGCCGCCCGCGCCTGCCCCACTGGTCGAAGGGTTCCTCGCAGTGCAGGCAGTCGCACCGCCAGAGTTGCGCGAACGAGCGCCCGCCGGCAGGCATGACGGCCTTGAAGGCGGCCGTGGCGCGAAAGTTGCGCGCAATCCGCATCTGGTTGCGCCGCTTGTTCGCGCAGACCTTCGAGCATGTCTTTCGCGGCACGCCGGGACCGGCGGAATAGGTGAAGCGCACTTCACAAACGACGCAGGTGGACTCGTGGATCACGGTTTCCAGCCTCGGACTTGGTGCGGGAGCTTGCCAGCGTACTTGTCGCGAGGCGTGCTTAGGTCGTTACGTTCCTCGCGAGCGCCCCATCCTGCGAAGTCCCGCGTCGCACGCTCCACCGCGACCTGAGGCGCGCCGTGGACGGTGACCGCCTGCAGGCCCACCTCGCTGCCGATCACGAATTTGGGCTTCGTGAGGCACTGCGTTTGCTCGCTCACCTCCGCGGTGTATCGGACGATGCGTCCAATCAAGCCGCGCGCCTGCTCAAGCACGACGGCGCCCGCCTGCAGCGAGATGGCCGACTCCGGCAGCGGTCCAAGCTCGTCAGCGGCGGTCATGATCACGGTCGTCTGCGTCACAGAGAGAACGCGACCGATGAACAGCTTTCGGTGCGTGTGCGCACTCACTTCGAGCCTCGCTTTCCGCGCAACCGTTCCCACATCAGCTTCGCGGGATGGTTGGGGTCGCTCAAGTCGTACGGGTTGAACGGCTGGGTCATTCGTGACCTGGTCCTTTCTGGCGCCGGGCGTGGCGCACTGTGAAGGCCTCACCCTGTCATAGCCGCGCTGGACGCGCAAGGAGACTTGGGGCGCTTGACGCCTCCGCAGCGTTGGTCCAGGCTTGGACGCATGAGTGAACAAGCCCCGTCCGTACCGGATCCCAAGATCGACCGTTCCGTTCCCGTCTCGCGGGAGGATTACGACCGCATGGCGGACCAGCGCGACCGCTTCAGGGCATCGTTGATCGATGCCAAAGCAGAACTCGGAGAAGCCAATCGGGCGATCGACGAAATCGTAGACCGACTAAAGGAGTTCGATACCTGCGATCGCAGTGATGCTTGGGTGGACGCCTGCTTCGATCTTGGTCGCGCTGCTGCCGCGTTGCACCGCGCTCTGTTGGCGGTGTCGCGATGACCGCTGACACGAGGCCGGACAACTGGATCTGGGTCGACTTCGAGACAACGACGTTGGACGAACGGCATCCAACCGATTCACACATCCTCGAGATCGGCCTCGCCGCCGTCGACGCGAAGTTACAGATCGTCTGCGAGTGGTCCTCGCCCGTGAAGTACTTCCACGGCGATCTGGCCGATTGCCTGCGCCGGTGCGGCACGCTCGAGATGCATCAGAACAGCGGGCTGTACGCGGAACTCACGTCGGGCCGCGCCCACCAGACCTTCGAGTCGGGCGGGCTGCCGACGCTCGCCGAAGCCGAAGCAGTTGCATGTCAGTTCGTGGCGACGTTCGCGCCTCCCGTCTACAACATCAGCGACACTCACTGGGCCCAGATCCAGCAGGCCAAGGAAGCGGGGTACGCAACGGACTTGCGGGAGCGCCGAATCGTCGCCGGCAGCCCGCTGTGCGGGTCGAACGTCGGCAAGTTCGATTGGTTGTGGATGCGGGAAAAGATGCCAAAGCTCGCGGCGATGTTCCACTACCGCTGCTATGACACCAACTTCGCGTTCATGTCCGAACAGCGCTTCGGCGGCGGGTCGGGCGTCAAGACGAACACGCGCCATCGCGCATTGGATGACTGCCACCAATCGATCAACACGGTCCGAACGTTTTTCGGGCTGCCGGTGCTCGGAGGTACGCTGTGAGTCACCACGGACGCGAGGACGAGCGCGAGGAGTGCAACGTCAGTTGGCACGAAATCCACCTGAACCGCTACGGGTCTGCGGTTGAACTGATTAAGGCGCTTGCTAGCGGATTCGGGGAGGACGGCCACAACGGCCAATTCGCCACGACCTCGCCGAAGCAGGCGTGTAACGCATGGCTCGAGCGGCACGGGTTCGATTGTGAAGCGACGCGCCGCAGAGAACGCGAAAGACGCGCCATCGAAATCGATGCGGAGATTGAACGCCTGCGCGCGGAAAGGGCGAAGCTGTGAGTGCAGATCTGTGCGATTTCGAGCTTCAGGTGCTGCGGATGTTGGCAGGTCGCGGACCTTCTATCCCGTGGGGCGCTGCGCTGGGCGCAGCCCTCGAGTTCCTGACCGGCAACGGCTTCGCAACGCAGCGCGAAGGTGTCTGGGTTGCGACGGAACGCGGCATCCAGCGCTTGGACGCCGAAGCTGCGTTAGGGGGTTGCAGGTGAGCCGTGCCTACAGCCGGGCGTACCGGCCCTTCCAGATCAAGCCCACGGCCGAGTGCGTGCGCAGTGTGTCGATCGGTCTGCTCGATTCGGACCTCATCGAGGTTGATCGCCTGGTCACCGAAGCGCGCTCCGGCGGACAGGCGAAAGCGAACCGGAGTTCCGTTATCCGGGACCTGCTGCGCGCTGCGTGGGCGCCTGAGCCGGAGGTGACCAAATGAAACCCGTCAAAGAATGGCGCAGCCGGAACGTGAGAGCTTGGAACCTGAAACCCGGAGACGTGATCAGCTTTCTGGATCGAAAGCGAATGCGGGAGATGAAGCGCACCGTCGACGCCATCGAGCCTGAAGGCGATGACCAGATCATCATCCGATTTCGTCGCTGGAGACCGACGTTGGGGCTGTTTATGAAACGCACCGCGATCATGCGCGTTCGGCGTTACGAGACTGCTACGCGGAAGGCGGTTGCTAAATGAAATTCCTGCAGTATCTGCGCGATTGGCTGCGCGCGCCTTGGAAGCGCAAGCCTTACGTCACGGCGGACTTCCGCCGCTTCAGCACGGGTCCCGTCATCTGGCACCCGGGCGACGCCATCGCGATCGTCGTCGCGCTGGCGCTGTTCGCGATCATCTGCGGCGGGAGGTGCGGGTGAGCGCACCGACGATGCTGTACCAGTCATCGCGCGCAATGGTGTTTCACGGCGCATGGCAGTCGATCGGGCTGCCCCCGGACTCTGTCGACGTCGTGCTGACAGACCCGCCCTACACCGAACACGTGCAGGCCAACGTCCGGTCGTGCTCAACGAGCGGCTCCGTGAAGGTGAAAACCTATGATCTGAACTTCGAGGCATTGCAGGGATACGAGCACGTCCCGGCGCTGCTCGCGGTCGCCAAGCGTTGGGTTCTCTGTTTTTGCGCGCTCGAGCAACTCGGCGATTACCAGCGCGCCGCCGGCGGCCCGCGCTCGACGAAGGGCGGCGCGCACGTGCGCTCTGGGATCTGGCGCAAGCAGCAGGCAGCGCCGCAGCTGAGCGGAGACCGCCCCGCCAACTCCTGCGAAGGCTGGGCGCTGCTGCACCGCCCCGGCGGCAAGCTGTCTTGGAACGGCAAGGGTCAGCACGCATTCCACGACGGCACGCGCGCTCCCGGCGATGTCCGGCACGGATGCGCCACTGCGAACGAACTCGAAGAGCAGGCAGCCTGGCTGTCCGGGCTGCAGGCGGAGGGGGCTCCGTCCTTCGTCGAGCACGGCCGGGAGCGCGCCGAGAAACGGCACCCCGCCCAAAAGCCTGCCGGGCTGTGCGCGCAACTCGCCGCCTGGTTCGTGAACGAGGGTGACTGCGTGCTCGACGGATACGCAGGCAGTGGCAACCTCGGAATGGCGGCGCTCGAACGCGGAGCCTCAGTCATCCTGGTTGATTCTGATCTTCAGTGGGCGCAGCACTGCGCTGAGCGCGTGCGTACGTGGGAGGCTACAAATGCTAAGACCGGCTGAACCTGAGCAAGCGCCAAAGCCGCTGCCGTATTGCGCGCGTTGCCAAGCAAACGAAGGTGAGAGGTGCGGCATCTGCGACGAGGCAGATTACGTTGACGGCAGCGGAAGAAGGCAACGCGAAGCGCGTGCGCGGGAGGCATCCAATGATCGGTCCTAGCCCAGGAGAAGACTTGCGTGCGTTGCAGCGATGCGCATGCGGTTCGTTGTATCGAGACGGGCGGAGCGAATGCTTTCGATGCTGGGTTCAGCCTCGTCTGGAAGCGCTTCGCAAGGCGCGCGCGCAGGCTGAGGCGGACGACTGGTATGCCGCCGAGGTTGAGCGCATGCGCGACCGGGCCCCTGCGTGAGCCTCCTCGCCCAACGCTCTGCCGCTCTGAGGGCGCGCGCCCACGCCCCGGGCGGGCTACGCGCCTTCGTCGAGGTGTTCTGGCCAATCGTCGAGCCCGCGGCGCCGTTCCTGCCCGGGTGGCATCTGGACGCCGTCTGCGAGTTCCTCGAAGCCTGGTATCGGCGGGACTTCAACAACGCCGTTCTGAACTTGCCGCCCGGGACCGGGAAGTCCCTGCTCGTGGACGTGTTCTTCGACGCCTGGGTCTGGGCGCTCGAGCCGGGCCACAAGTTCCTGACATGCGCGTACGATCTCGATCTTGGACTGCGCGACGCGGACAAGATCCAGTCGATTCTATCGAGCGACCTGTTCCGTCGGACGTGGCCGGGCGCCGAGCTCCGCCCGGACATGCGCGCCAAGCGGAACCTCTGGACGACGCAGGGCGGCTACCGCTTCGCGACAACCCCGGAAGGCAAGGGCCTCGGACGGCACTTCACCTCCGTCTCCGTCAACGATCCGGTGAAGGCGCAGGACGTCTTGGATGGCAAGGTCGCAGAGGTCAACGTGGCGCTCGAGCGCGCGCAACGCTGGTTCGACGGCACGCTCCAGACGCGCCGGGCGGACCCGCGCCGCTTCGGCATCATGGTCACGATGCAGCGCTTGAGGGAAAAGGACCTCGCGGAGACGTGCCTAGATCGCGGCTACGCGCACCTGTGCCTGCCGATGCGCTATGAGCCGCAGGCGACTTGGATCCGGGGCGATTGGAGCGCGAAGCTCGAGCGTCGGACGGAATCCGGGGAACTGCTGCATCCGGCGCGCTACCCGGAGGACGTCACGGCGGACCTTTACGCCAGCCTTGGCGAGCACGCTTCCGCTCAGCTCGACCAGAACCCGATCCCGCGCACGGGCGGCCTGCTCGAGGAGCAGCACCTGCGATTCGAATGGGTCGAACTCCCGAAGGTCGGGGGCTACTGGATCCAGGTGTGGGACTTCGCGGCGAAGGGGACGACGGCCACGCACTCGGCGGTCCACGGCGCGCTATGGGTCTGCTGCGAGGTGACCCAGGTCCGGGAGCTCACCAACCTGATCGCGGACCGCGAGAAGGGCGCTCCGGCGGTCCACGCGCCCGTCGCGCAGGTGAACAAGGAGCACCGGTTCTTGCTCGTCGACGAGGTGTGGGGCCACTACACCGTTCCGCAGTCCGAGCAGCTGTTCGAGTCCGTCCAGGGGCGGCCGCTGTGGGCTCGCGCGCACCAGCGGATCATTGAGGCGAAGGCCGCCGGCATCGGCGTGATCCAAAGATACGAGCGGAAATTCGCGAGCGTGATCGCCTTCCACGAGATCGACGATACCTGCAAGGCGCTGGCGCAGCAGGACAAGGTGGACCGGCACACGTCCAACCTGGGCGAGTGGCATGCGCTGCGGGTGCTGCTGCCGCCATGGGCGCCGACCACGAACGGGATGGGGCCCGACGCCTTCCGGAAGGAACTGCTCGCGTTCCCACGAGGAGCCAGGGACGACCGCGTCGACTCATCCAGCATGGCGTTAGCTAGACTCGTCCAGGGTCAGGCGCTGTATTGGGAGCAGGTCAAGCTGTTGGCGGCTCAGCGCGGTCGACGCTAGGGCAGCGCGTAGCGCTCGCACTTCGGACAAGTGCCATGCGGTTCGTCTCCGCATGCCAGGCACGCGACAATGATGTCCGAAGGCAAGGCACGCGCGCCGTCCGCCACATTTTCCTTACGCACGATCTCGCCGCAAGGCTGCGTGCAAGACGTCTGCATGTACGCGCGCACGATGTGGAGCGTGTCGTCCTTGTAACGCACGACGGCAACTCGGGTGGCCATCGGTTTAGGTACGAACGTCCGCGCGAAGTCGTTCGCGAGGTCCTCAAGTGAGAGCGTCATGGCCCTCTGAACGGCCGCCGCGCATTCGACTTGAGGCTTTGCCGGCGCGAATGCGCCGTGGCATCCTTTTGCTCATGCGCCGATTCTTGCACCGAGTTCTCATTGTACTCGCTCAGGTCTGCCAACGCGCTGCGCAATCGCTCCAGCCGGCGGCCGAGCCGCCTCCACCCGCCCCCGCTCCAGCCCCTGCCGCATGGCAGGACACCCTCATCAAGTCGAGACCGCCGTCAAGCGCGCCAACCTGCGGGGCCTGCTGTTCGCCTCATCGGACGAGCGGGCGCAACGCGCGTGTGCGGAGTTGCAGCGCCTCGGCCGCGTGGCGTGGGTGGGTGAAACGCGCTCGAGCGTGGGCGGGTGGGTTTGGCTGCCCTCGACGACGTCGGTCCCCCTCGTGCCGTCAGCGCCGGGGCGGCGGTCGATTTAACTCAACCTCTGACGCGGCGGGCCGTCTGATCTAGGCATGCACCATCCGCCAGCATCGCAACTTGCCGGGCGACTCGTTTCGTGGTCGCCGCGTATCGAACACCAGGACCCCCGCGCCAGACTGCTCATGCTGTACGGCGTGTGGGTGAAGTGCCTGCCGCACCAGGCCGGCAAGCGACTGCTGGTCGAGCGCGCCATCGCGGCGTGCAAGGTCGCGATTCACGACCGAGCGTATCCGCTGCGCGCCGGGGTTTGCACCACGGTGGTAGCGTGACCGGCGTGTGGGAGATTCGGGTGGTCGGGCGATACGCCGGCAGGACCGCTCGAAAGGAATACACCTTCGTGCGGTTCAACCGCGAGACCGCCAGCGCTGAGGCCCTTCGTCTGGCGGCCCTGGATGGGCTTGAGGAGGCCGAGGTGTGGGCCGCCGTGCACCTCCGTGATGCGCCTGCAACTGAACCGCCGCCCGCAAGCGATGTGAGGGCGACGTGAAGCTCCCCCGAACCGAGCAAGGGCTGGTAGACAGAATCCGCGCCATCAACGACGCTGGTCACGGCGCTTCCCGACGCCAAGTCGTGGAACGTACACGCGGAAAGCGCATCGGGTCGTACGGCCGTCGCGACGACGGCGAACCCAAGCGCGTGCAGGTTGACGCGCTGGCGCGGTTGGTCGAACGCGGTGTCGTGGTAGTCAGATGCGGAGACCACTACCTGCCCGGCAGCGAAGCGCTCCAGATCGCTGCCGCCAACGTCGACCTGATGCGGCTGGCTAAGCGCGCTGAAGGGCTGCGGCAGGCTGCGGAGGCTGCGGAAGCCCTGTTCCTGTCCGAGCAGACCTTCGTGCGCTCGATGTTGGAGGACTCGTGACCGACCCGCCCATCCTCGATCGCTCCGTTCCCGTTTCCCGGGAGGACTACGACCGAATGGCAGACCAACGCGATCGCTTCCGTGCCGCTTTAGTCGAAGCGGAGTCTGCCCTTACGGAGGTGCTAAACTACGTCGACATGTCTGACGAGGATGCCTACCTCTGTGACCACGACTCCTCTGCCGAGGCGGTGCGGTCGATCGCGCAGCGAGGATTCGACGACGTCAAGAAGGCCCTAAAGTCCGGCTGACGCCCGCCGTCCAGATCTGCATGCACAGCACGATGCCCTGCCCGTCCAACGTCGACACCTGGACCCTCAACCAACTGCTCGCCCTCGGTCTGATGTCGGAACTCAGCTATCTTCCCGCCGACGAGGCCGAGCGCGCTGTCAGCCTCGAAGCCGACCTGATTGCCGCCGCGAAGGCGGAGGAGCCAGCCAAATGAACCCCGCCTACCTGAAGGCCGCCTCCGACGCGCTGCGCGCTGAGTCCGGCTCGCACTTCGAGGAGGGCCGCACCGACCTGGGCCTGATTGCCGGCGCGCGAGCGCTGCTTGCGGACGCCTACCTCCGCCGTGAGCTGTGCCGATCGCTCCAGGCGCCGGCACGGCAGCGCCCGACGGCGACGCTGTCCGGGCTCGCCCCCGACCCGGTGCGCGTGGTTCGCCGCACGCCGCCCGCCCTCGGGCAAACGACGCCCGGCATGCCCTCGCCGGCGGCTGCGCTCGAGGCCGCAGGGGAGGCGCCGTTCCCGCTCGTCCAGGTGCGCCGCCTGCCTGGCGCTCCCCGGACGCCCCCGCCGGCCCACGCCGCCGGCAGTCTTTTCACCCGCGCACTGACTTGGACGCTCAAGTCCTGGCGCGCCTGACCGTTCCTCTAAAACATGACCACGCCCATGCACTGCACGCCCGAACTCACCGCTTTCCTCGCCGCGCGCGACCGCGCTAACGCCGCCCTGACGGCCCAGGCTGAGATGCTCGCCAAGCTCAAGGCCCTGGACGCGCCCGCGCCGCAGCGGCGCCCAACGCTGATCGGCGTGGCGCCGTCCACGCCCTCCAAGCCGAGCGCCCCCGCCATCGCCGCCGGGCTCGGCCAACGACCGAACGGGAGGTACTAAGATGTATTACGTTGAATGGCGGAAACGGGACGAAACAGAAGGCTCAACTCGGGGTTGGGACCTTTACGTGAGCGGAACGTACCGCGGCGTCGTCTGGTTGGACGGTAGCTACTCCTACAATTCAGCGTGGCCGAAGCACTTCAGGTCTCAGCCTTTAGCAGCGGGGGCGCTTTTGCGCGACGCGGGAGTTGTGGATGACTGAACGTGAACGTCTCCAACGCATCCGCTCCCGGCTGATGCGCGCCGTGCGCTTCGAGCGCCCTTCGGACCTGCGCGCGGCTATCGTGGACCTGGCTAGCGACATCGAGGCGATGCTCGAGGGCCGGCCGGTGGCGGACGAACAATGTCCAGCGACGCTGCCCCGTCCGCCGCGCGTGCCGCGGGACCTCAAGCCGCCTCGCGCGCCAACCGACCTGGACGCGCGCGACACCTGGCCGAGTGCGGAACTGCCTGAGTTCGTCGAGGACGGGCCGGCATCGCCAGCCGTGCCGTGCACGCGCCCGTCAGGAGGCGCATGAGACAGGCGGTGCTTGTGCCGATCGGTCCCTGCTACGGCGTTCGCGTACGCGAACGCAGCCGGCGCTGGTGGCTATTGGGGCTGTCCTCGTGGAGCAGGTGGTACACGCTCTGTGAGCCTGGAAGCAGCGGCGTCGTGGGTTGGCCTCTTGGCATTGCGGAGGCGATGCGCGACGCGGCGTTGCAGGATGGCTGGGTCCCTGACGCCTATGACGGGTACGTTCTTCCAGCCATGGGACTACGCGAAGCGGAGGCTGACGAATGACCGGCTGGACCGACGCCGTCGTGATGCAGCGCCAACTCGAAGCCGCGGAGGCCACGGCCGCTGAGTGGCAGGCCGCGGCGGAGGCGCATCGCGTGGAAGCGCAGGTCCAGCGGGACCGGGCCGACGCCGCGACCCGGAAGGCCGAGAGTTGGGAGCGTGGACATGATCACGCGTGGGGCCTAAAGGTCACCGCCGAAGCCGAAGTGACCCGCCTGTCCGAGGCGCTGGCAGCGGCGGAGGAGGATGCGAAGCAGGCGCATGTCGACACGAAAGCGACTGTTGGCAGGTGGAAAGCGGCAGAGGCCCGAGTGCATGTGCTCGAAGCCCACGCATCCGACCTGCGCACGCGCATCGCCGAGCTCGAGGCAGTGCTCGATCGGGAGTCGCAGTCCAGGTTGGAAGCGTGCGAGGAGCAAGCGCAGAACAAGCGCGCCGAGTCGCGGGTCAGAGAACTCGATTCCGAGGCCCCCGACCTGCGCTCGCGCATCGCCGAGCTTGACGCTGCGCTGGACGCGGCGGCACGGAGCAAGCTGGAGGTGGAGACCCGGGTGCGGGAACTGGAGGCGCTGCTGCATGCACTCGTGATTGAAACTATTGGTCTCAAGGAATGGTCGAGGCGTGGGCTCGAAAAGCTCTGAAGAACAACGAAAGGAACGAAATGAGAAATCCAAGAACTCGTACTTCCGCGGGCCTGACGCTCGCGATCGCGGCTGCAGTCATCGCAGGGCTGCTGGGATGTGGAGGCGCCGCAGCGTCCGAAATCGAGCCCGCCGTCGAACAGCACTTCGTCGGGTTCGACCACGGCGTGCCGTTGTTCGAGCCGGTGCAGGCCATCCAGTACGACATCGCCCAGAGCGAGCAGGCGTTCATCGTGCCCAAGACCGGCAGCGAGTTCGCCCCCGGCGTCCGAGCGGACGGCACCCTGCAGGCCTGCGACCTGCTGAACAACTCGCAGAACTGCGTGATCGCACGGGGATTGCCTGACGGGCACAAGGGCGTCGTCGCCCTGGTTCAGGGCACGCCCGCGGCCGTCACCGCCATCAAAAACCAGTTCGACATCTGGAAAACAAACCGATTCGTTGGCGGCGGCCTGAAGGACGTTCCGACGTACGGCTTTGACGGGACCGTCATCCGGTATGCGACTGGCATCGACGACCCGAACCTGAACCTCATCATCGATGCGAACAGCTCGATCTCGGGCGTGTGCACGGGGTCATCCGGCAATCTGACGGCGAACGCGTGCTTCACGGGAAGCACTACTGGCGTGACGAAGCACAGCCCGCTGAAGGGCACCTACCACACGTGGGCGGACGGCACGGTCCCCGTGCTCCACATCGACCGCGGACAGATCCAGGGGCGCGCTCTGAGTTCAAGCCAGAAGCTGAACCTGGAGCGCCAGGCGCTGAGATTCGGGCTTGACGCATTTGCGTTCAACGTCGGCATCGAGCCCGATGGCGGCTTCTGCAACACAGACGGAGAGTTGCCCAACAACCCGTGCATCGACACTTTCTCGCTCGAATGCATCGGCAACGCCATGGGGGACAACGGGACCAAGCGCGACGTGTGGCAACTGAACCCAGACTGCGGGTTCTGAGATGCCGGGCCTGAAGCGAGCGCTCATCGAGGCCGCGATTGGCGTCGCCCTCGGCACTGCCGCAATCGGTGCAACGGCGTTCGTGATCTGGCTCCTCGAAGCGCCTTGAACTTGTCAGCGGGGCGGGCGAAGGTGATGGCGCCCGCCCCGTTGCTTTTTCAGTAGACCATCAGCGCCGATCGATACGTGCGCGCCGTGCAGGTGCCGCTCAGCGAGAGAATTCCGAACTTGTCGGCCTCGGCGTTGCCGCCAGTCTCCCCGGTCATCACGAGATAATAAGAGTAGTTCGCGTCTACAGTGTGCGGCAGCGTGCCTGCGTCCAATGCGCCGCTGGCGAGCGTGATCGTGTGGAGCGAGTTGTACGCCGTCACGTTGGCGGACTGATCGGCACGGCGGGCCACGACAGACGCGACACCCGTGCCATCCACGCGCACCAGCGCCAGCGTCGGCAGGTCGCCGCCTGTCGGCTTCGCCGCATGGTCGACCCCGCCCTGTGAGCCGTCCACCTGCGCGACTGCCGTCACGATGTCGTCGCCTACCGGCAAGTTCAGCGGAAAGGCGATCGTGAAGCCCGCCGTCACGTCGTGTTGGAACCAACCCTCCGTGGTTCCGCAGAAGGCCGTGGCAGAGGTGCGCGGGCGCCACGACGGGTCCGTTCCTCCCGCATCCGCCTGGACGGACTGCGGCGCGAGCGTCAGGCGGAACGAGTCCGTCGGCGCGTTGATCGTGAGCTGCTGGCTGGTGTGGATGCGGAAGGTCGCGCCCGAGCCGACCGTGCCCGTGCCGTTGTGGATAAAGTCGCCATCGATCTGCAGCGCACCGTCCGTGTCGACGAACAGCGTGCCGAACGGGTCGATTGTGAGTTCCGCGTCGGGCCCCTCGATGACCAGGCGGGCCGTCCCCTGAACGTGCATCGCGCCGCCCGTGAGGATCTGCAGGTCGGCGCCGCTGCCGACACGGATATCGTCGCCGGTGAAGATGAGCGGCGCGGTCATCGCGTACGTTCCGCCACCGATCCCATCCACGGCCTTGGCGAGCTCGTCGCCCGCGGCGTCGAACAGGAAGTTGACGTGCTGCGGCGCGATGATTGTGCCAGCGACGAACCCGTTCGCCGTCGAGGCGGGGTTCACCTTCGTAGGCGTTCCCAGGTCGGGGCCGGAGGAGTAATTTGCGTTGGTCGCCCAGGCGAGTCCGAGTGTCATCGTGTTCCTTTTGGCGGGCGGCGCTCAGAGAACCCGCACCGTCCCCCATTCCGTTGGCGCGCCCCATAGAGACTCGCCCCACACGCCCGTGTCGGTCAGGTCCGCGGCGAAAAGCAGTTGAAAGCCGACGCCTGCGGCGCGCACGTCCGGCAGGACCTGCACCAGCGCCGCGAGTTGCTCGGCATCGATCGCGACGAGCACGCTGAGCAGCAGCGTGGCGTCTCCGACCTCCGCCAGGAAGTAATCCCCTGGCCCGATGAGCACTTCGAGCACTGCCAGGATGTCACTCGCGCGCCCGCGACTGACGTTGGCCAGCGCGCGAGCCTGAAGGACCTTCCGGTACATCTCCTCGGAGAAGAGAAGCCGGGGCTGCCCGATCAGTGACCCCAAGATCTTGAGCCGCGGCAGGTCCGCGTTTTCGAGCGTGCGGATATCCAAGATCTCCCAAAGGTCGTCCTCGACGTCTTGGATGCGCTGCAGATAGCTGGCGAGCAGCGCAGCGATCCGCGGTTTTCCCCACCACGGCGGGGCGAGGGAAACGATCCCCTCCTCGACGTGCTGCTCGTATTTGACCAAGGACACGACTCAATGCTCCGGCAGGGCGGGTACGTACAGCGGCGCAGGTGCGACGGGCGGGGACGGCGTCGGAAGGACCTGCGCGGACGTCGGGGCCGTCACGGGCCGCGGCTGCGAGGCGAAGTAATTGAGCGCCCCGACAATCGCGGCCACCAGCACCGTTGGCACCGACGCCAAGCCCGCATCGCGCTTGAGATTGCGCTTGCACTCGTTTCTGAGCGCGTTCACCTGCAGTCGGAGTTCCGAGATCTCCTCGTCGCGCCGCTCGTCACGAGACTCCAGCTTGGCCAGGGTCCGTTCGAACAACTCGCTTTGGCGCTGAATCGTTTCACGGATCTGGTCGAGTTCTCGCCAGACGCCTTCGCGCCAATCTGCGCCGTCGAATCGCGATCGGCCTCCGCGGTTGTCGCGCTCGCTCACACGCGCACCCACGTCCCGGCAGCGATGAACTGCAGCCTCGCCGAGGCGTAGTTCGTGCTGAGCACCAGCGTGGAGGCAGCGGCGCCTCCGGCGCTCGCGATCGTTCCAGATGCGGCCGGGTCAATCGTGATGTTGCCGGCATTCGAATTGCCGAGCGCGTCCACGATCAGGACCTCCGTGCCCGGGATGCCGTTGTCCGGGTCGGGCAGCGCAATCGTGCGAGCGCCGGAGCCCTTCACGTGCAGCGTGTGGCTTTCGCCATCCCACGTGCCGCTCGCCACGAGTTGCTGCGTGCCCGGGTACTCCAGGTTCAAGCCGGTGGCGTCCACGCGCACGTGCGCGCCGGCCTGCTCAACCGTCGGCGCGTTCATGCCGCCGAAGTATTCGGTTGAGAGGTCTATACGCGAAACCGTCATGCGTACCCCCAACGTCGAAGGAGAACCTGCCAGCGAATGCGCAGCTGCGCGAGCAGGTTGCGGCGCTTCGGAAGATAGACCGTCTGCCAGCGCCAACCTAGAACCGCCGTTCTATCGGTCTGGCAGCGCACAGTTCGCGTGCGCCCGCGCTCGCAAGCGCGCAGAGGCGTGCTCGGGATTACGAAGCTCATGCCAGCTCCGTCATGCCCTGAAACTTCGGGCCGTGGTTTTTGATCAGCGCCTTGAGCCGCGCGTTCTCCGCCTCGACTTCGAGGTGCTCTTGAACAGCGGCCTTCGCTAGGCGCTGCCACTCAGCGGCGGACGTCAGGCAAGCGCGCTTCGCAGCGGCGTGTGCGAGCTTCACCACAGCGCAGGGTTTCCAAGGTTCTCGAGTCATCAGTCCCAATCTCCCCAAAGCGTTCGGTCGAGACGCCAGCGTCCTGTGCGTTCTTCCTGCTCAACGTCAGCGCATGGCGGCGTGTCGCCGAAGTATTCTTCGAAGCCCGACGCAACGTGCATCACGCGACGTCGGTCATTGACAGCAATGATAGGGGCGGGCTTGACGGGCTTCATGTTGCATCCCCCGTCACAGTGATGTCTCCCGAACTCAAGGTGTAAATCGTCGTGATGAGCGCCGGCAGGTTCGCTGTCGCCCCGTTGATTTCGAACAAGGTCCAGTTGTCCACGCCCTCGACGTCGAACACGGCTTGCGTGAGCTTGTTGTACGTGACGCCCTGCCCAACGCGCGTTGGCATCTGCGCGATAATGGCGGCCTTGACGTCGTCCGCGCTGACGCCCGCCGTCGACTCAATGTCGACTTCGACAGTGATCGCGGACTCAACGGCGCGCGCGAAGTTGACGGTTTGCGGGCCAGCAACTTCGTCTTGCGCCGTGCCGGACTCGCCGCCTCCGCTCGAGATGCCCTCCGCCTTGTGATCCCAGATGGCCTGCGCGATTTCATCATCGTCCGCCGCCGGCGTGCTGCCATCCCACACGACAGCCCGGATCGAATGCGCGGGCAGCCCGTTGCCGTCGGTGGCGCTGGTGACGTTCTCGAACATCTCACAGCTCAGGACGCCGTCGAGGCTGACAATCTTCGCGCGGATCGAGTTGCGCGTGCGGGACCCGCCCAGCGAGACCGCTTGCTCGCGGCGCAGGCGCAGCGCCTCGATCGATTCGATGTCCGTGCCTGCGTCCGCGTCCGCCGCGTTGGTAATCGAGTTCCAGCCGTCGACTGGGCTAGCGATCACCGTGAGCGTGCCCGCCAGCGCAACCGCGCTGCTCGACGCGAACTCGGACTCGAAAACCGCCGAATAGTTGCCAGCCGTCGTCGACGTGATGGCATCCCGATTCAGCCAACGGTTCGTGGGCTCGTCCGTGACGTGCGCCACCAGGTCGCCCGCGGCGTAGGTTTTGCTCGCCTGCAGGTTGACCGTGGCCGTGACCAGGCCCTTCGTTGCGCCGCGCCGCGGGACGCCCGTTAGCAGACAGATCGCGACGAAACGGTCGTCGCTGGCGCTGTCCGGGTCGAAGGCGTTGTAGGCCTCCTCGGCGAGTTGCTCGAGTTGGTCGACGTGCTCCGCGAAGATCGGATTCAGGCTACCGAGCACCGTCCGGTTGGACAGGTCCAGCTTGGCGCTGATGGTCGAACGCTGCGCATCCTGAATCGATTCGAGGATGTCGGCCTGCGTTCGCCGTTCGAAACCCGTGTCAGTCAGCGGGGGCATCGCCACCTCCGGAAGGCCAGATCGCGGGCTTTCGCGCGGCCCTCGTCAGACCTCCAGTATTCGCGGTTGCTCGCAGCTCGCTTAGCAACTGTTTCTGGCGATGGCTTCACGCCACGCTTGGCGGCGGACACTTTCGCGCGAACGTCCAGGGCCATCGGGACGCCCTTATTGGCGGGCTTACGAGCCTTTAGCTTCGCCCGAGTCGCCTCGTTCGTCAGCTTCCTACCGGTCAGCGCAGCTGAGATCTTCGCTCGCGTTTCGGGAGAATGCGAACGCTTGCCGACACGGCCTTCGCCGCCAGGCGTGATGTTGAACGCCGGCTTTCGCACCGCGATCAGAATTCGCTCCGCAATGGCAGCCTCGTGTCGAGTCGGAAGCGACGCCTCCTCACGAACGTGAAACGCGTCAGGCCCATACTTCTTTAGCGCATTCCGCAGCTTGTGACAGCGACTGGCCGCGTGCTGATGCTGCGCGAAACGTCGGGCCAGCGAATGCGCCGTCAGTCCAATGTACTCGTTGCCGGTTGCGCGATGCTTGATCGAGTAGATTGCGACGGGCACGGCTGGACGTTAACACGTTCCGGCCCGTGCGTCCAACGTCACTCGCCTGCGGGCGCCCGATACCAGGGGCAGGGCGGGCCCGCCAGCGCTTCGTACCAGAAATGCAAGGGGGAATTGTCAGCCCAGCCGGACGCGCTGGACGCTCGCTTCGCGAGTTCCTGCCGCTGGACCAGGAACTTGCCGAGGCGCCGAAGCATCCCGCGCTGAACCATGTCGTCCAGGAACGCCTCGACGTTGCCGGGCCCGCCGAGCCCGTTCGCGACCAGCCAGTCCTGCACGTCGGACCCGTGCAGCGGCTTCAGCCTTCCCTCCAAACGACTCGGCGCCCCGTAGGGCGCCGCATCTCGAATCGCGACCCGGTGTCGCCAGGTCAACCCCAATCCGAACGTCGAGCTCATCCGAAGCGGCGAAGCTCGACGTTCGGATTGGGGTTGTAGCCCATGAGGCGGGCGCGCTCGAGCGCCTTCGGGATGACGTCGATCGCGTCACCGTGGCGGGCGGCAATGGGGCCGAGGCAGTTGACGCCGCCCGGGGCGATCGCGTTGGTGCACCAAACGGTGTGGTTGCCGGAGCGGGAGGTTTCGATCACGATGTTGTGCATGCCTCTGTGAACGTCCGAGCGCGCCGGGGCTGAAGGGGAATCGTCAGGCGAACGTGAAGCCGATTTCGTCGGAAGCCGTAGACCCGTCCTCGCACAGGACCTTGAATCGGACGGTCAGCGCTCGAGCGCTCCGGTCCAGGTTGCAGCTGAGTTCCAGGACGGACGTCACCCCGGCGGTCTCAAGCAGGAAGTCCCGGAAGATCTGCTGGATCACCCGCAGGTCGGGCCCCTTGACCAAGATCTGCCCGAGCATCGGCAGGCCCGCGTCCGGGTCCCACGCGAGCGTGCCGGTCCAGATCTCCGAGCCGGCTTCGATCTGGCGCTGCGCCATCGGCGCGCCGGACGTCAGGAGCAGTTCCGTCCCATCCTCGGACAGTGCCAGATCGCCACGCACATTGAACCCGAGGTTGAACGCCATCAGGTCCAATCACCTTCGAGAAACAAGGCGCAGTCCTCATCATAGTGGTACACATCAACCGCCGCGGGCGTCGGACCGAAGTAGTCCTCGTGCCCAGGCGCGCGATGCACAACCTTGGTGGGGCGCTCGATTGGCACGATGGGCGCAGGGCGAACCGGACGAGATGATTCCACGGCGCCCATCCTACCGCGCTTTCACCTTGGACGCACCCACCTGCAGCGCCGTCGGCCCGGGCGTAGTGATCAACAGCTGGTACGCCTGCAGCGCCGCTACGAAGGCGGGCCCGCCGCCGGGCGCCGTGATGCTGCCGGCGGCCGTGATGATGTTGTCCAGCAGGTCCAGCAGCGCCGCCTCGACGAGGTTTTTCAGGGCCACGAACTGGACGGCCTGCCCCGCAAGCGCGACGATCGGGATGCAGACCGCGTGCAGCCCGTGGCGTGCGAGCACGTCGGGCGGCTCGACCGAGCCCGTATCGAACCACTTAGCGAAGCTCTCCTCGCAGAAAATCGCGAGGCACTTGTCGCCGGCCGACCAAGCTCCTGGCCAAACAACCGGGACATCGGCCAAATCCGGGACCTTCACGAACTGCTCCACGGTCGTCTCAAGCTGGACCGCGAGTTCGACCGTGGCGGTCTGGTGCGCCTCGGAGTAGCCCTTGATCGTGCCCGGCAGCGCCGTGTGGACGCCCCGCAGGCGCGCCGTCAAGGCGGCGTCCAGGATCTCCTCCCATGAGGGAAGCGCGCTCATCTGCGGCGCCCTCGACGGCCCTCGGCGGGCGGAGGCGCGCCGTCGGCCACGATGGCTTGCGCCAATCTTTCAGCGTTAACCGGCACCGTTGCGCCAAGGGGCATGCCGTCATCTACATACCCCGCCGAAACGGGATTGAACGGCTCGATTCCCTCCGGCGGAAGCTCCCACGTCCGAACGAACACGACCGCCGTGGGCGGGTTCTCCCGGTCCGCGAGCGAGCGTAGGACCCGCCGGCGCACCTCGCGCTCAGCGGCGTCGAAGGGCGTGGCGGCGACACGATGGGCGGGCACGCCCGGCGCTTCGGCGCTGCAGGTGTCGGCATCGCGGATGAGATTGACGATCACCGGCACCTGCCGCAGTTGCAACCGGGGATGTCGATCCAGGCATCTGGCGTGGCGTAATCGTACGGCCCCTGCTCGCTCGCGGGCGCCTGCGGCGTCTTGTGATAGTCGCAGTCCAGCCGCGCGATCCCATACGGGCACTGCGGCAGCTGCGACGGCGCGACGCGAACGCTCGACTCGGACGGAGGCGGCGCATCCGGGTGCGGGCCGACGGATTGGCAGCCTTTCGACTGACAGTGCGACGCATGCCGCCCGCCGAGCACCCAGCGTTCCGGGCATTTCCAGTTGCGGTTCATCTGGAAACCTTTCGAAGAATCGAGGCGCGCTGCTCGGGTGACAAGACCTCTAGCACGGCGCGAAGGATGTGCTCAACAACGAGTAGATCCAACGTGCCGTCAGCTGCGTTTACGTCGTCCACGACCGCCTGGACTGCGGCCTTGTAGATTCGACCGGCTTCACGTTTGATCTGCTCAGGTCGCCAAGGCATGTTGTCATTCATGTTCCTCTGAACGGCGCTCGCGCTCGTGACTTGAGAGCTAATAAGGCACGCCGGACCATGTGACGGTCCAGTCCTCCCCGGTCCCGTGACTGTCGCCTCTGTGCTCCGTCGTCCTACATACCAGATTGCCGGTGAACGCATCTGACTCGACGCGGAACGGAAGCCCCGGTCGCAGGTCGCTCCGAAGCAGGCACGTGCCCGAGACAATCACCTGCCCCTTGACGGCTGCAGCTTTCTTCGCATCGCCCTTCGACACCTCCTCCGCGGTCTCGACCTCCGGCGTGCCGATCAGGCCGCTGTCCGCGCGCAACAGTGGCCCCTGCGCACCGACGGCCGAGCCGACAGGCTTCCCGATCTCCTTCAGCTGCAATTCAGAGTCCTGGACGGACCACTCGAGCCCGCACGAACGGCAGATGCGCTCGAGCTCATCATAGACCGCCCCGTGGATCGTGAGGGAGCGCTTGAGCGCGGTGCTGCCGTCCTGAAGCCGCGCGCCCTGGAACGCCGACAGGTTCCCGGGCTTCACGCCCAGCGCCTTGCCAAGCTCCGAGATCACGCTCCCGACCTTGGTGCCGGCCGGGAACGTCTTGGCGAGCTTCGCGATCCGAACGGCCTTCTGCCCGTCGCCTGCGGACGCGCGCGTGATGATGTCGGCGCCTTCACGCCGTGAGTGCGCCCGGCGCAAGTCGCCGAGGAAGATCGTCCCGATGTCGCTGCCGAGGTAACCCGCCTCGATGCGCACCGGCACGGCCGTCAGCTTGACCAGCCGCGCGCGCGTGGACGGCGCGAGGTTCCAGACCTCGAGTTCCGCGTTGTTCGGCACCCGCTTGGTGTCGCGCTGGACGGCGAAGGCCACGTGCATGCTGCCGATCCCGACGCCCGTACGAGTGTCGATCTCGGTGTCGCCGATTGTCACGCGGTAGGCCCTGATGAACTGGACGGTCATCTCTTAACAACCATCCCACCCCGAATCGTGAGCCCGCGACGCGCCAACTTGTTTTGGATTGAGCGCAAACGCTCAGCGCAGATTCGAGAGGCGCCTTCGATCAGCGTACCTTCGGGTACCGTGTACGGGTCCACGAAGGACTTGACCAGATCGATAGTGTGGGTACGTGCCATGCCCCTCTGAACGGCGCTCCCGCGCTCAACTTGAGCCCGTCAACAGCGGATCGTCCGCCGTGACATAATAAAGCTTGACCGACCCGCCGTCGCCCAGGTCGTGGAGCCCCGGCGCGTCGACCTCACCCGCCTCGGGCAGCGCGATGAGCACGCCCGGCGGGCCCCCGACCGCGCGTCGGTTCAAGGGTATCTGAAGGTGGATCGTCTGCCCGGTCAGGACGAACGTCCCGTCCAACGACTGCAACGACATCGACCACCGATCGCGCCGCAGGTTGTACAAGAACGACATCAGGTAATCGTCGCCGTCCAACTCGGTCCGTTGGATGTAGGACTGCGTGCCGTCGGTCAGGGTGGGGATTTGGAGGATGGCCATTGGGTTGCCCCCTCAGAACGGATTCGCGGCATCCGCCAACGCGGCCGCGAGTGTTTTCCGCGTTGCTGCAGTGTCCGCGTTCTTGCCGTCTTTCTTGCCCTGGTCGGCTTTCTTGGTGGCTTGCGGCACGGGCGGAAGGTCCACGATGCGCGTCTCGGCCGTGGCGACCTGCTGCAGTTGCACCGTGAAACGGGCGGCACCAACCTGGCCCTGCGCATCGTTCCGCGCGACGGATGTCATCACCATCTCGGAGTAGACGCGCTGTTTGAAAGTCACCTGCAACGGCGTTACCGACTCAAGCAACGCGATCAGCTGTTCGTGAAACTCATTGACTCTGCCGAGGTCCGCGTTGGCGGCCAGCACAGTAACCTTGAGCGGCGACTCTCGCACGCCGCCGTCTGCCTTGAAGCTGGTCACACGCAGCGTTCGCGAAGCGCCGCCAAACAACAGCGTCTGGACGCCTTGGCTCAGCGCTAGGAACGACGTCGGCCGAAACTCCTTCTGCGGCACGCCTAGGACGTTCGTCTGCGTGCCGGGCGTCGTCTCACGGAAGCTCAGGTCCTGCTGTACCTGCGTGAAGCCAGGAGTTCCTGCAAGCGGTGTCTCCGTCTGCACGAGGACCAATGAAAGGCTCCGAGGTTGCATAACTGCGTGATCGTTGATCGACGCGCCGTTCTCAAGGGCGTACCGCGAAAGCTCGAGCGAGTTCTCCGCGTTGAGATCCGCGACCATGTCGGCCACCAGCGCGCCGCCTGCGAACTGGATCAGGTCATTGCTGCCTTCGGTCGCCATCGTCGTGCCTCACTGCACCGCCGCGAGGGTCGCCGCCCGGTCGCGATCCAACTCAACCCCTACACGATCAGCTACCTGCTTCGGACTCGCTCCGGGCGTCATGTTGATCGTGATATTGCGATCCCCACTGATCGACATGTTTGCAGACTGCTCCGCGCGCGTCGGTTCCCGCAAGCCCCCTGGCATCGGCATCGAAGCGCGTTCGCGATCCGCAGCGATGCCCGTTAGCGACTGCGAGAAGCTCGAGTTCGGATCCACGCCCCCAAACAGGCTGCGTGCCCATCCGCTGACACCCTCGACGAGCATCCCAGGAATCGCCTTCGCCTTGTGCCCCAACCAGATGAGCAGGTTCGCGAAGCCCTCGCCAATTGAAGCGAACAGGTTGTCGAAAGCGTCGCCAATGAACTGAGATGCATCGAGGAACTTTTCCGTGAACTCGTCGATGCCGATATCGCCGCGGATAAGCGCGGCGATCAGCTTGATTGACTCCCAAACGCTGGCGAGCGCCGTGCTCAAGAATTGGACCGCGTCCGCCGTGGCGCCGACGCCGAACAGCCCGTCCACGATTCGACGCAAGATGCTGTCGGCGCCTTCGAGCGTGCCAATGACGTCGTCGACGATCAGGAGCGGGATTAGCAGACGCGCAAGCTGCACGGCCACGAACCGAAGGACCGGGATTAGCGCGCGTAGCGCGCGATACAGCAACCCGGTGCGCGCAGCCGCGCCGCCGAGCCCGAAGATCGCTCGGCCAAACACCGTTGCGAGCTTGAGCACGCCGCCCGTCAAAAACGTCAGCGCTAAACGCACGAAGTTGATTTGCTTCGCCCAGTTCACGAACTGGCGTGTCAGGCGCTCTTGGAAGTCCCGGAGTCGCTGCAGCCACGGTAGCGTGTCTTTCGTGAGCACGCCTGCGAGAGACTTCTGTGCGAGTTCGATGCGCTTTAAGGTATCCTTATACTTCTCTGCGGCCCCGACCAACGCGGTGTCATAGACCTCCGCGAGTTCGGCAAGTTGTTTACGCTGGGCTTCAGCAGCCTTGGACCCGCCCTTGAATGCCGGCAGGAGTTCGTACCCTGCGCGCCCCATGAGATGTTGGGCGAGGGCGACGCGCTTCGCGTTGTTTTCAACGTCTCCGAGCTTGCCGCCGACTTCGAGCAGCAGATCGGCGGTCGGGCGCAGTTGGCCTTTTGAATCCTTGACGTTGACACCCAGTTCTTTGAACGCGGCACTCGCGTCTTTGCCTCCCCGCGCCGCCTCATCTGCGTTCACGAGCAGCCCGCGCAACGCCACGCCGATCGTCTCGACGGACGTGCCCGCCGAATCGCTCACGGCCTGCAGGAGTTGGTACTCCTTCGTTGTCACACCGACGCGAGCCGCCGCCTTGCCGAGCGCATCCGCCTGGTCGATCGTGACCTCGGTGATGCGCTTCAGCGCCGTGGCCACGCCCGCCGCTTCCGCCAGCTGAAGCATGCCGAGGCGGTATTTGAACAGGAACGCTAGGATGCCGCCAGACGCGCCAACCTCACCGGCAAAGTCCTTCGACTGCTTCGCGAACTTGCCGAGCGCAACGGCCGTGCCCAGCGTCGCGGCCGTTGACGCAGCGAACGACTTGACGGAGCGGCCCACGGCCGCATCCGCAGCCATCAAGGACTTGAGTCCGTCAACCTTGATGACGAACGTCGCTAGGATCTCACGCAGCCCTGCCATCGCTCAGTGCCGAACCTTAGCACGCTGCCGCGCCTCGAGCGCGTCCAGCTGATCGAGGAAGTCGTGCGCGTGTACCAGATCGTCCAGGCACCAGCACGCTCGCAAATCCGCAAGCCCGTCCGGCACGCGCTGATCCAGGACGACGCGCCAGATAAACGCCTGCGCGCCTGCCGGGATGCTCAGGACTTCGGCGTCGGAACCAGCGCCGCCAGCGCGGGCGCGCCGCCTAAAAAAGCGCCGTACTCAAACTCGACAGCCTTCGCGAGAAAAGCGATCATCAGGTCCACGCGACCGACGAACACGTCGGACAGAAACGGCTTCAGGTCGACCATGGCGCCGCCCGTCTCGAAAGCGCCGTCGGGCTTCCGACTGACCTTGGCCGCCGGCGCGAACTTCCGCAGCAGGACGGATACCTGCGAGGCCTGACCGAGCAGCGCCGTGACGAGACCCGCTTCATTCACAGTGCCGTCCAGCGCAGCGGCGCCCAGCGCGGGACCGAGTGCTTTCGCGAGCACCTCGAGTCCCGCGCACGCCTCGTCGATATCGAGGTGCTCGAGCTCGAAGGTCCGGCCTTCGATCTCGAAGGTCGTCGCCGCGGGCATCAGTTACCTCCGATGATCGCGTTCAACGGCGCACTGAGCACAGCTCGGAGGTTCCAAGTCACGTCACCCGGCGACGCGGCAAAAGTCTTGTCCGGAAGCTTTTTGATATAGGCGCTGTCGGTGCCGACCGACGTAGTGCCGTTGTTGTCGCGGAAGAACAGCGGCACGATCGCGAGTCCGTTTGTCGCGTTCTTGGCGGCCGCGTGTAGCGCGCTGAGCTTGGCGTGCTCCTCGCTTGAGCCCTTCAGCGCGATGTCCACGTTGCAGCGATTCTCGTGGGTGGCGTACACGCAAACGTGACCGTCGGCGCCGATCTCGTCCGCGAAGGCGTCGCCCTCCATTTGGAAGGCCGCGCTCACCAGGCCATCCTTGATCGGGATGCCGGCAACGATCAGGTCCACGCCCGCGATGTCGTACGCTGTAACTCTCGACATTTCGTTCTTTCGTCCTTCGAACTCAGATCGTCAGCACGCCCGCAACGGTCACGCTGTGGACGGCGCCTTGGAGCGTCGCCGTGAAACGGATGGTTCGGAGAAGGCGCGCGGCCTTGTCCACCGACGAGTATCCAGTCAGGCTCGGCATCGTGACCGTCCAGCCCGGGATGATAAGCCCGCTCGCTTCGCTGGCGGCCAAGGCCGCGCGGATCTCGCCCTCGATCTGCGATAGCCCCGTCGCCGTGAACGGCACCTTAGGTTGGTTCAGCAAGAGCTGGTAAACCCGCGTCTCGATGTCCGCCTTGAGGAAGTCCACGCCGTGCGTGATGTCGAAGTATCGACCGCTCGCGGCGAAGCCGTCCCACGTGTGCGCGATACCGCGATCGGTCGTGTACAGCAGCGCGCGCTTGGTGCGAGCCGCGCTGAAGTGCGTCGAGGACAGCACGTCCGCGTCGGCACCCGCGATCGTCTTGAACGCCCAAGTCGCGCTGCCAGGCGTCTGCCCGAGCATCTGTCCAAGGAGCCCCGCTGCCCAATCGGACGTCATGTTACGTGTGAAGCAAACGGCGCTGCGCGTGTAACTCGAGCCCTTCAGGTCGCTCGCGATGTCGTCGGTCTGGCCAGACTCCAGGATCTCCTGGTCCGGCGCTTGTCCGAGGAATACCTTGCTGTTGGACTCGGCGAAGGCCGCGGCCAGATTGATCTCGGTCTCGGCGAAGGAGTCGATCAGGAGTCCGTAGAACAGGTCGTTCAGCGGGACGCCGCTCACGACCAGCGCCGCGGCGGCCGTGAGTTGCGCCGCGAGCGAGCCGTCCGCGCCGGTATCCTCGAGGCTGAAGCTCGGATCGCCGCCGAGGTCGATCTGGCAAAACTCGCCGGTCGTGTCGGTCGTGATCGTGAGCTTGGTCGCCGTCGCGTTGTCAGCCGTGACCGTGAGACCCGCGAGACCCGCCGTGCTCGCGTCGATGGCCGTCTTGACCGCGTCCAAAATCGCGTCGACGGTGTTCGTCGCGATCGTGTGAGTGATCGTGGACGAAGCGCCCTGGTAACTGATATCGAACGTCAAGACCTGCCCCACGCGCGTCTTGGCGATGTCGACCGTGAGGTCCAGCGTGGGCGTGTGCTGCGTCGTGCGCGCGAAGATGTACGCCTGCCCCGCGCCGCCCGACTGTTGCGACATGCGCTGGACCAGCTGGTACGCGCGGGAGTACGTCGGGAAGCCGTCCGTCGCCATCGACGCGAGGCCGCTCGCGTCCAGCGTGTACAGCCGCACACCGACGTAGGGCGCCTTGGCGACGATCAGCGGGGTATCGAACGCCGGGGCTTTGGGCGCGGAGTCGCTGACGCTGATCGCGACGCTGATGATGTCGCTGATGGCCATCGCTCAGCGCCCTCCCGAGGTGGCACCCGCATCGGCGGCGTCGCGCTCCGGCAAGCATGCGCGGACTCGAGCCGCGAGCGCGAGGGCTTCGTGAGGGCTGAGTTCGCGCGGGTCACCGGCAGCCTGGACCGCGCGGGCGACGCAGTGCACGGTCGCGAGCGCCTCCGGCGGAGGAGGCGGGTTGGACGCGCAGCCCGCGGCGCCCGCCAGCGCCGCAACTGCGAACAGGAGGGTCAGCTTGGACCTGGACGACATCGAAACGGACCTTAACCCGGTTCGGGCGGGCGGTCAAGCGCGACCCAGGTCTGATTGGACTCAGACGTCCGGCGTCGGGTCGTCCACGGTAAACGAAACCGCGGCCACGTCGGTGTCCGGCCCGCCCTCCGCCTCGACGTGCTCGATCTGCTCAACCGGGTCGTCCTCGGAGGTGTCGAAATCGAACACGGTTCGGAACTGGACATCGAAGCTGCGCGCGCTGACGATGCGCCCGTCCGCCGCGTAGGACCGCTTCACGACCGCCCCGGGGAACCCAACGATCGGGCAGCCCGCTGCCGCCAGCGCCTCTGCCACGGGCACCCGGCGCAGGCCCAGGCGGACCTGCTCGACCAGCCACAGCGCGTCCGCAGGGGCACTCGACGGGCTGCCCGTGCCCGCGAACGAGCGGTCGTGGACGCTTTCGAACGTCACCTGCACCGTGATCGTGGCCATGGTGCTGAGCTCCTGCTCGCCGCCGCTGGACAGCGCTGAGTCCCGGTCGTGCTCAAGCACCGTCGACAGGACGTCCAGCAGGATCCTGTGCTGCCCGAACGGGCGCGCGTCATCGGTCCACGAGACGGTCGGCCCGTCCAGGTTGGTCGGCTCGCGCACGGCAGCGGGCATTGCGGCGCTCGCAGCGGCCGCGACGGCATCTCGGAATTCAGCCCACGTAGTCATTTCGCCTCCAGCGGGCTGTCGAGCGCGGGATTAACGCTCCCAAACGCACCCTTAACTACATCACAACTCGAAACGGCCCGTCTATACTAGCATGACAACGTCGCTGATGACCTCGATGACCCGCATCATTCTCGCCCTGACCCTCTCGGCCGTCGCCGCCCTGGCGATCGTCCCGCTCGCGTCGTGCGATGCGAAGCCGGCCCCCGCGAAGGTCCAAAAATGCACGCAGGTGCTCACCCCGGGTCAGTCCTGTTGAACCGCCCTCAAAGATTTCGCTCAAGGCCCGCCGACACCCGCCGTTCATTCAGAGCATGACCAACGCAGCACTGAACGCCGAACTCGAGCGCGCCGTTTTCGCCGAGCCGGCCGAGGACGCCCGCGTGAAGGACCTCTGCGTGGCCGCCTCGATGCGGGTTGCCCTCCGGATGCAGGCCGCCTCGGCGGCGAAGGCGGCCGCGTGAACGTCCGCGAACTGACCCAGGTCGAGGCGCACGCCCTCCTGGCAACGCGCCTCGGACGCGAGGTTAAGAGCACTCACCCGGCGGTGCCGATCATGCACCGACTGTGCAGCTACGGACTAGTCGAGGTAACCGCCTTCAAGGCGGCCCCGCGATTCCCGATGCCATCCACCACGACATTCACGCTCACTGTCCAGGGACGTTCCGCGCTCGCAGAACTGGATCACGAGGAGGCGCTGGCGCGCATGACCGACGCCGCACGCGGCGGCTGGTGAAGGCGCAGGGGTCCCGCTCAGGGGCCCGAGCCTGGACGCGCTTGCGAGGTTCCACCCCCTCCCTTGCCTGCGCGTCCGGACTCGAGCCAACGAGCTCCCTTGCGTCCACGTCGGACCGAGGCACCAAGACAGGAACATTCACAAGCATGGCCAAGTTCACCGTTCGATACACGCTCAAGAAGGACAACGGCACGCAGATCGGAAACCCGATCGAGGTCCAGGACGCGACGTCGCGCAGCGCCGCCAACGCGCTCGTCGATGCCGAAGTCCAGAACCGCATCAACCAACAGCAGGCTGGCCTGACCGACCTGCAGGACATCCAGACGCAGTTCGGTAGCTGACCGCGCGCCGACTTGGCGCGCTCACAGGACGGGGCGCGCTAGGTCAGTTACCCTGACCGAGTTCATCGACAGCGCACCACCATTCGTATTCATACGAGCCGAGCGCGCCAACCGTGGTGATCTCGAAGCCGGCGTATGCGCCTTGCCCAGCAGCGTCCTCCGACCAGAACGGCACCACGCCACGCACCACCGCAGTCCCGGCGATCGCCAAAGCTGCGCTGGTGTGCACCTGCGAAGTGCCGTCGCGGTCGGTGTACCTGAATACGAAGTAGATGAGTCCTGCCGCGCCTGGGTCCGTCATCTTGACGTAATAACTCGCGTTGCAGAGCTTATTGTCACCAAGTCCAGACGTCAGTTGCAGCGCCTTGCCTGTCGTCGCCCCGGTGCCGCTGTCATAATAGACCACTGCCATTGTCGCCCCCTTTCAAGGGTAGGTTTCGATAATGATGAGAGCGTCGCCGCCTGCGCCGCTGTTGCCGCCCGTCGACGTCTGACCCGCCGCTTGCGTGGTGCCCGCGCCTCCTGCGCCGCCACCGCCGCCAGGGAATCCCCCCTTGCCGCCGTTGCCGCCGGTGGCGCTATTGTTGGACGATCCGCCCCCTCCTCCGCCTGCTCCGCCGTTACCGCAGCCTCGCCACACATCCGTGGCATCCGCGCCGTCGGCGCCGTTGCCGCCGGTCCTGGCGCCCGTTCCTGTCGATGCGACGCCTGCGGCCGCGCGCGACGTGCGTCCTCCCGCCAAGCCACCGTCGCCGCCGTCGCCGCCGGAACCGTTATTCCCCCATCCCCCACACCCGCCACCGGCGGCCCCGTGCTCCGAATCGCCGCCTGCGCGCGGGCTACTCGCCGTGGCGCCGTTCGTCGATCCGGCGGCGCCTCCCCACATTGAGGGATTACCCGTCGCGCCTGTCGTGGACGACGGCGCGATACACCCCCCGCCACCATACAGACCCGTGTTAGCTGCGACGGTCGGGTTTTGCACTGGCGTGAGCGCTTGCGGCGCTCCGCCGTTATTCGACCCGGTTCCGGTTACCCCGCCCTCCCCCGCGCCCAGCCATCCGCCTCCTCCTCCACCCGCGCGCGCGGTACCACCACCGCCGGCGTTGCCTGCTCCACCCGGGTAAACAGACCACGGACCGAACACCGTCGGTCCAGTGGGGTTGTTGCCCACCGTCGGTGCCGTGGACGACGTCGCGCTGGACGTCGGGCCAGTGACAGCCGCGCCACCTAACGGTGCAGACAATGTGATGGCGCCGATCGCGAGTAACGCCACCAGTTGCGCACGTGACATCATCGGTATCTCACGGAACGCCCCGCCGCCACCGGCCGGGCTCGGGAAACCGCCCGCAGTGGCCGTCGCTCGCGATCCGGTCGTGCCGCTGGCGCCCGCCGCAGCCAAGCCGATGCGGAAGATGTTGCCATCCGCGAAATCGCTCATCGACGTAAAGCTCGCCGGACAGGCGAGAACCGTTACGCCCATGAACGTCGTGCCGACCTTCGTCGACGACGCATGCGCGTAGACTCGCCGCGATCGGTAGCCGTTCTCGCTTCCAGTCGCGGCGGTGAACGTGCCGGTAGCGCCCGTCGCTCCCGTGGCGCCGGTTGCTCCGTTCGAACCCGCGGCACCCGTCGCTCCGGTGGCCCCTGTCGGTCCTGTCGGCCCCTCGACGCCGTCGCCGCCGGGACCCGTCGGCCCCGTTGGACCTGTCGGCCCCTGTACTCCAACGCCTGCGGGCCCCTGGCGCCCTGCGGGACCTTGGATGGGCGGCGCTGGGCGCCGCGGCGTGCGGCCCTTCGGGGGCTTGGGCAAGTTCTGACCGACGATGCGATTGTTCGGCATCTCAACGCTCCTCGCCGCCGTTGGACACGCGCGCCCGAATCGCCCCGCGCAACTGCCCGGTATCAATCAAGGGCGTGCTCGAGCCCTTGCGGGCGACGGTGACCGGCGACAAGGGCGGAGGGATTCCTTGCGCCATGCGCTGTTTGCAAGAGCCTTCTAAGCGAAGCGCGATCCGCTCAAGCGCCGTCTGTAGCGGAACGCCTTTCGCGGCCGCGTCGAGTTCCTCCCGGATCACGCGCTGGTGCTCGTCCTGGCCTTCGTCGAACCAGGCGCGAATGAAACTGCGTTGCGGGACGGTCTGCGTCCCGAACTCGTGAAACGTTGCGATATCGCCCACGGTCAGCCCCTCGCCGCCCGCGTGCGTGTGCTCGGCGTCGTCGGAGTGCACACCGACCGTGATCGTCAGGTCGCCATCGGTCCACCCCGCGATTGGGTTGACCGAGCCCGAGTCTTTCACCGGCATGCTGCCGCTCCGTTGTCGTCCACGCCGAAGCGGATGGCGCGCACTGCGTTCGCGGACTTCAAACGCTCCAGTTCGACGGAGTACGTCGACGTCGGGGCCTTCTCTGTCGTGAGACGCGCATCGCGTCCTGCCGGCGACGTCGCCAAGCGATCCGCGAGGGTCAGATACACGACCTGGTCCCTCTGCGTACCGAAACTATCGCTCACGATGATCTCAACCTGCGCGAGTTGCGACGTTAGAAGCGCGGTGCCCGCATTGCGGAATTCGGGGTACGCAACCAGAAAGCCCTCAACGCTTGCGGCCATGGCGCTCCTTTGCGGCGGCCGAGATCTTAGCTCGGGCCTCTGCAGACATCACCTTGCCAGTGTTACCGGCTGCGATCTTGGCGCGAGTCTCAGGTGAGTGCACACGTCCACGATTAGCTACCGCCAACTTTGCGCGAGTCTCCGCGGACGGCGGAGGCCTCCGCTTGGCGGCGACAGACAGCTTGGCCCTGGCGGTTTCCGACATCGGCCCTCGCTTTTGGTACTGGCGCAACTTCGCCTTGAGGCTGAGCGCGGCGCGCCACTCCGGCGTGAACACACGCTCGCTGAGTTTCGCTCGTGTTTCGTCCGAAGTCTCTCGGCCAATACCGCCTTGACCTCCCGCAGTTAGATTCAAACAGGGACGCTCAACTGCGATCGCGATACGCTCCGCAATCAGGGCTTCTTCAAGCGTTGGCAGTTCCGCAATCGTTCTTAGCTGGAACGCTTCAGGTCCGTACTTGCGCAAAGCGTTGATCAGTCTGCGACACCCGCCTGTGTTCTTCCGGGCCGCGTATAGGTGCTGCTTCCACCGGAAGTCCACGGACTTGGACGTAACGCCGATGAACTCCGCCCCTGTGTCCTTGTGGACGATCGAATAGACGTAGGCCATTGGACGCACTCTAGCACGAAAGAGAAAGGGCCCGAGCGCGCACGGCGCCGGGCCCCTCGCGGCGCCGCGAAGCGGAACCTCAAGCGTTGATGTCGAGATACCGGATGCCGGACTGATCGAGGATTCGCACGCCGCCCGTCACCAGGCTGGCGAACGCCTCGAAGCCGCGTGGCACTTCGAGCACCTGATCGACACCATAGGCCTTACCCTGCATCAGCGCGACGACCAAGCGGTTCGAGTCGAACGCGACCAACCGAGGGCCGCTTGAGATGCTGCCGATCGCCGCGAGCCGATCCCACACGACCATGCGCACGGGCTTGCCGGCCTTCGCCTGCCACTCTCGCATGAACGTCGTGAGCGCGTTCTCCGAGTAGTTCGCAGGCCGCAGGCGGTTGAGCGCCTGATACTCGTCCAGCGGCAGCAACATCGTATCCGAGATCCTGCGCTCCTTCGATGCCACGTACGGAGCGTCCGTCAGGGCGTGGCAGTCTCGCAGGACGAGATCGTAATCCGCCGTCGTCGCCGCGGTCCAGCTGGTCGTGGTCGACTTGGTCGTGCCAACGACCAGGGATCCCGCCACATCGCTGTTATTGCCGATGCCCGTGAAGCCGAGCCCGAAGCTGTCGCCGGTGCAGCAAAGCTGATCCATGAACTCATCGGCGGCCTGCGCCTGCGCCATCGCGCGCTCGACGCTCGGGTTTACGCCCAGCCGCGCCGCTCGGATGAGCTCGCGGTTGAAGTAGCCGTACCCGTTGATCATCTCGATCATCCGACCCGTGGTCGTCGACCTCGAGAAGTCGCCCTTGGGCACGTCCACTGGACCGAGTTGCCCGGCGGGCTTGATCGAGCCCGTGCCGACGATCTTGCTGATTTCCCAGTTCTCCGCCCAATCCGGCACCGCTTCGATGAGCCCGCCGAACACCTGCGCCCATTTGGTCGGACGGTAATTGTCGCGGACCGTCTGCAGGACGAAGTTCAGGTCACGCGCGAGCGGTACGCTGGCGTCCTCGATCAGCTGCTCGGAACCGTCGTCCGAGGCGTCATGCCGCATCGAGATGCCGGCGGGATAGCCCAGGCGGATGGCGCCCCGGGACTGCGCCTGTCGACACCAGTCCAGGTCGATCAGGCCGTTTCGGTCGAGCTTGAGTTCCATTTTCGTTGTCCTTGGACCTGAATTACCGGTTCGGCGCCCCGATGCGCACTTCCACGAGGCCCGCGCCCGTGCGGCTCTCTGCGAAGTAGGCGTTGGGCACGCGCGCGGCCTTCTGGTTATCCGTCGTGGTCCACTGACCTTGAGACGTCGACGTCGGAGAACCGAGTTCGATGAGCGTAATCTCCGTGCCGACAACCAGCGTGACAGTGACCTCGGTCGTGCCCGCCGCCGAGTAGTTGGCGCTTGCGTCGATGGCTGCGACCAGCCCAGCGATGATTTCGGCGTTCGTCGCCGAACCGTCGGTTGAATACTGGAACTTCTCTTCCAGGACGCCGTTGAACAGGATTACCGTGTACTGGCCTTCAGCGGTCGCGGTCGTGTCGATCACCAGGGTGCCGCCGCTGTTGCCGAGCACCTTGCCCAGCGTGGTGTTCGACCCGCCGTCGCTGGTGTGTCGAGCATAGACAGGCGACTCTGCCACCACCGTGCCCTCGGCGGAGACGAACATGTAACCCTCCTCGAGGATGGCCGCGACTTCGTTCTCGGCGTAGTGCGGCGAGCCGTCGGTCAGATCCGCGTCGTACGACATCGGGCGGAACACAGTCAGGCCTAGCGCCTTTCCGCAGTCGGCGGCGCTGTCGATGTTCTCACACGCGATGCCTGCGGTGCCGCTCGGGCACACGAAGATACCAGCGTCCACGCCCGCGGCGACTTCGAGCACGCGGTTCGTGATCTTGCCGCCGGTGCGGCTGACAACACCCGCCTGCGCGCGCGCGAGGGTCTCGTTGGTGCTGATGAACGATGTCATGGCTTACTTCATGCTCCCGTTGGCCCCGCACTGGGTCCACGACTTGTTGTAGGCGTCCAGGATCGGGTCCGCCTTCGGCGCGGGCTTCTCCTTGTCCTCGTCGCGCTTCACGACGTGCAGCGGCTTGCGCTCGCGCGTCGCGCCGGCGCCCTTCGCGATCTCGGCCAGGCGCTGCTCGAGTGCGAACGTGATGTACCCGGGGCGTTCCGCCTCCGGCAGTTTGGCGACCTTCGCCATCACCTCGGCACCGACCGCGTCCGCGCGGACCTGGTCGCGGGTTTTCCCAGCGAAGCTATACGCCTCGCCGTTCGCGCCCTTCGGCAGCGCCGGTAGAATGGCAACGCGGAAGTCCAATTCGTCCTGAACCAGCGCGTTCACGTCCACGCCCTTGAGCTTCGCGAGTTCGGACTCCTGCGCGTCGAACTTCGCCTTGAGTTCGCCGAGTTGCTGCGCGCTGCGCGCGAGAAGCGCGTCGAGCGCGCTGATATGCGACTCCGAGCCGAAATCGTACTCGACGCCGTCGACCTTGATTTTTCGATCGCCCACGTGAATCTCCTCGTCGCCGAGCGCGACTTCGTTTCCGTCCAAGCGCAGCCTCGCGCCGGACCCCGCACGCGCCTTGCCCGCTGGCAGGAGCGCGAGATGATTGAACTGAATCCCCCGCTGGACGGCGTCGTACCGCTCACCCGTGGGTGTGACGCCCGCTTCCGCGACCACATCCGCCAGATAGCCCATGCTCACCTCGACGAGGTCCTCGCGGTCAATGCGGTCCAGCGCCGCGGCGTCCTGAACCACGATAGCCGAGTCCACCCACTCGACGCCCGGGGTGGCCTCGTCAGCGCGGCGCGTAGGCGGCGCATCCGTGACGTGGCCGACGGCATGCCGGCGCCATGTGCGAGCGTCCACCTTGCCGGGGTGCCCGATCGTTACCGGGATGCTCGCGAGGCTCGCAAGCGCGGCCGGGTCGAACACCACGTCCGGCGCGCGGTACTCCCGCACCGTATTGCCGTTCGCGTCCTGGTACACCTGAATCCCGGTGCGAGCGATCGAGGCGGGCACGCGCGCGCCGCCGGCGCCCGTGCGGGTCGCCTTGCTGAGCCTGCCGATGTCGTATCGCTGGACGAGGGCCATGAGTCGCGCTGAACCCGGGTCAGCCTGGACCAGGGTCGCAACGGACCTTAACTCAGCCCGGACGGGCGGTCAAGCGCGTTCAGCGCAAGGGCCGTCGCGCGTCCACCGAATCGTCAATGCCGGCCTTGCCGATAAACCGCTGCTCGACAAACAGGCCCTTCGCCCAGGACACCGACCCGTCCCGCGCTTTCCCCCGGAACACGACCCCCCGATCGACGAGGCGGTCCACGACCCCGTGAAGTTGCCGTCCACCGAAAGCGCGCTGCAGATCGGACAGCGAAGCGCCCGGGTTATCGATCAGCCAGCTCAGATAGTTGCGCGTGTTCCCGCGCACCCACTTGGGTACTTCGCGCTCCTTCAGCACCGGCTTTTGCACTTCAATGCGCGCGCGGGGTTGGGCGGGCACGGCAGGCCTGCGGATCAGCGGTTCACGTGCGATCAGGGTTCGGGGCGGCGTCCACGCGCGTAGCGGCTCCCGCTCCGACAGCGACGCGGGACGACCCTCGAGCGCCGTCTCCCCCTGGCGCCGAAACGCTTCAATCTGCTGCTCCCACGTGCGAGGCGCGCCCTCAGTCAGCTGCAACGGCGGGCGGGCGCCGACGGGCAATGCGCGCGGCGTAAGCCCGCGCTCAGCTTCCTCGAGCACGCCCTCGATGCCAAGCGCCGACGATTCGGCAGCGGTCACGACGCGCGCTGAAACCTCGACGGCCGCGGCTGTTCCGCGCACCGCCTCGTACGCGAAGCCCGCCACAAACTGTTCCGCCGCTACCAGTCCCGCGATGGCGCCGAGCGACAACCCGGAGTTCTCCTGCTCCTCAACCGAAGGCGCGTCGTTAGGCACGGGCACGGCGCTGCAGCGGCAAGCGAAATCGAAACCAGGATGCGCGCGCCTGCCCGTGCGCGTGTCCACGATCGGCGGGTCATCCCAAGCGAACACTTTGCCATCGAGCGCTGCGTGGTCCTCGCGCACGCGCTCGTCGAGCGACGTCGTCCAAACGTAGTGCGTGAAGCCCGCCGCCGTCTGACGCTGCTCTTGAATCCGACCGTACAACTTGAGCGTCTGGTCGCGAGCCGTAAGCTCAGCGCGCGATCGCGAGTAGCCCACCTGCTCTTGCAGCAGCTTTCGGATGTCATCGACGGAGCGCCCCGACGTGACGGGATCCGAAATCACGCGCTCGACGCGGCGGCGCACGTCCTCCTGTGCTCGGATCAAGTCGGTGGATTGCCGCAGCCATTCGCGCTGCAGCCGGGGCGCGCCCTCGACGACCTGGTCCGTCGCCACGCCCATCACACGCAGGTCATCTGAACTCGCCTTATCGACAGCGCGGAACGTAGACACAAGCGTCGAGCGCGCAACCTCCGGGCTCCGACCGAGCGCGACGAACACCTGATCGACGGTGGCGTCTGAGATCTCAACCGGGCCGAGGCGATGCGGACGCAAGCTCTCCACGACATCGCGCAACACCGCCTCGACGAAATAATCCGCCCATCGCTGCAGCGCAGCCCCCACGGCGTTCACTGCGCGCTCGATGGCGGGCATGGGCGGACTGGCGATGCGGCGGCGCGCACGGTGACTCAACTTCGAGGTGTCGCGAACCTCGCCGGGCACTGCAGACGCACGGCCTTGGCGACCTTGCCGCCCGGAGCGAGGCGGGCGGGGCGCCGTCAGGCGCCGAAGCGACACGGGCGCCCCGCCGGCGGACGTCATGTCGCTTCCGGCGGAGCCTCGACGTCAGCGGGCGGCGCTTCGGGATCTGCGCCCCCGGGCGCGCCTTCGTAACCCTGCTGGTTGAAGTCGGGTTGCGCGCCGTCAACGGGCAGCTCCTCAGGCTCGGGAGGCGGACCCGTCAGCAATTCTTCGAGCGGCTTGTCCTCGTTCAACGCCGTTCGAATCTCCGCCGCTGAAGCGACCTTCATCGACCATAGACGCTCGTATCGATCGACCACAATCTTCGAGGTCTCGGCGCATTCCTTTTCCGTAGGCTGCCACAGCGGCGAGAAGTCAATGGCGTCGGGCTCGATGCCGTCCGTGATCGCGAGCAGGGCACGAAGCGCAGGCTTCACCTGGCGCTCGCGATAACACTCAACCTCGTCGTACCAGCTGCGCATGTCGCTTTCGCCGGTTGCGTTGAGCCCTGCAGGCGCGCGCCCGAACAACTTCGTTACCGGGCGCCGGAACGCGCCCGCAGTCGCGAGTTGCACCTCCTGCAACAGCGCAGGCATGTCGGAGAACGAGACAGCCTCACGATGGTAGGTCTCGCCCTTGGAGGCGTCGAGCAGGAACAAGCGCGTGATCGACATCGCTTCGTTCATCAGCTCGATGCGATCGCGAGCGACGTCTTGGTTCTGCGACGCGAGCATGTCGATGAGCCCGCTCAAGCTGACCACGCCCACGCTGCTGACCTGCAAAAGATGTGCGACGCTCTGCCAGAACACGCCGTAGCGCTGGACGTCGGTCCACACCGCTTGAAGCGAACTGTCGCCCCACTCGCGATCCTGCTGCGCGAGTCCGAGATCCCCCGCGAGCGGCGCCCCCTTGAACTTGATCATCCGGGACGTGTGAAAACGCATGCCCGCGCGGCGCTGTCCGCTCACGCACCAGACCTGCGATTGGTCGAACGTGGGCGAGTGCGTGTCCGTGTCGGGCTGCTCGCCCTGGAGTTGGAAGCGGTCGAACGTCTCGAGAAACGTCACCTCGGCTTCACCCTCCGGGGCCGGCTGCAAGAGGTCATCCGGACCGCGCACGTCGGAGTAACCGACATAGATGCCCGCGCCGCCCTTGAGCTCGGCCATGCGCAGCGCGCGCTCGAAGGCGCCCTCGCTGTGGTAGCCGCCGTAATTCAAGCGCATGAACTCCGGGATATCGTCCTGCTCGATGCCGAAGCCCTCACGCAACGCTTCGTTGGACGGGTCCTCGACGAGGCGCCGGACGAGCCACAGGTTGCGATAGGCCGCCGTGAGCTCATAGTCCGTCAGCGGTAGCTGGTCGATGAACTCGAGTGAACCGGGCCTGCCGCGATCCGCGCGCGAGCCGAGCCCGCCCAGCGTGGACCGCCATCCGTCCTGGCGAAGCGCGCCGAGCAAGCGCACGACGCCTCCGCCCCATCGCGCCCACGTTGGACTTTCGGCGGCGTCGTTTCGAACGAGTGCAGGGCTGGACGGCGGACGCTTTCGGCTCACGCCGCCAGCCTAGCGCAGAACCTACGGCCGGTCTAGGGCGTTCCGCGGTAGACGCAACCGGACGTGCAGGTCTCTCGGACGACAATCGCGCAAAGCCCGGGCAAACTCAGCGCGAGACGCTCCCAAATCCAACGCGCCAGCACCTCGCACGTCGGATTCTCCAACCCCGGCACGTCGTTCAGGTACGCATGGTCCAATATGGCATCCAAAGGGACCCACGCGCGCTTCAAGTCAGCGAAGTCTAGCACCCAGCCCTGCGAGTCCAACGGACCTTGAACGTGCAACTCGCATCGGAACGAATGCCCGTGCAAACGGCCGCACTTGTGACCTTCGGGCACGAAGGGCAACCGATGCGCCGCCTCGAATGTGAATTCCTTGAAGATCTCAAACATCCGTCGCGCCAACGCCAAAAGCCAACCTAGCTGGACACATGTCTAAAGCCTTCGCCCACACCCGCACGATCCGAAGGGTCGCGGCACCGTCCTGTTCCAACAGGGATACGCGCTTATCGCAAAACCCCATTCGCGTGCCGAGCTGGAGTTGCGTCAACCCGAGTTCAAGACGGCGGGCGCGGCCTCGCGCCGCCATGTCGAACTCCAAGTTGCGTTTAGCCGGTGATGGCATCAGGTCTCCGAAAACGCCTTCGCACGGGTGACGCACGCGGTACACTCGCCGCACGGGCCTTGCTCTCGATAGCACGACCACGAAGCCTCGATGAGTGGCATCTCCGTTGGCGCGTTCTCAAGCACCCATCGCACCACACCGGCCTTAGGCACATCCAACCATGGCACGGCAAAAACAACCTGAGGTTCGGGCAAGCCTGCGTTCAGCGCTTGTGCAAACGCGACCAAAAAAGCCTGTCGACAATCGGGAAAACCCGCAGCGTCGTCCGCGTTAAACCCAACCACCAGACGCACACCCCCGTCAGGCCACGTACGCAGCGCTCGCGCGGCCGCCGCGGACAGTAAAAGCGGATTGCGCAATGGCACGAAAGCCCGATCCACGCCCCCCTCGACGCCCGCAGGCTTCGGCAGGAACAGACCGCGAGGCGCGCCGCCGAAGTACGCAGACGCGATGTCCAAGCGCAAGAACGGCAATTCGAAACGCTTCGCAACAGCCACAGCACGCTCACCCTCGCGCGTCGCTGCGGGCTGTCCGTAGTAGGTCCACAACGCGGCATCTACGCCACCGTTGGCCCGCGCCCATAGCAGCGCGGCCGTCGAGTCCAGACCTCCGCTCAAAAGAACCAACGTTTTCATTTTACCTCCAATGAGTCTAACGTCCTGCGCGCGCACTTCTCCAGAAAAACGATCAGGTTGGGCAAATTAACGTCCGGTCCGAACTTCAGATACGTCCCGTCCACCGAATCTACCTGCATGTCCTGAGCTCGCATCATCCGCTTCGCGGAATTGACCCGCCCCATGTGGACGCGCTTACCGCGTTGCCGGGCTGCCTCTACGCACTTCTGCGCGTCCTCGCCGAGTTTCCAACCATCCGATCCGCCGATGAACAGCACATCCACCAATTCCCACGGGACGAACGCCAAGTATCTCTCAAGCCCATCCTGAGCAACCAGCGCCACGGGGTACCCCAACGCACGGATCTCGCCGGACCATCCGCGAAACTGGATAAGCGTTCTAAGCGCATCCCCGATGACAGTGCCGTCAGCCTGCACCAACAAGCAATCAGGAGCGACGATGAACTGGCATGTTGAACGCGCCGCGAGCAACTCGGAACGCCTCAGCATCTCGCGAAACTTTCGCGCGTTGAAACCGCCAGGTTTTCGCGTAAACGCGCCGTTGTCGCCGGCCCACGACGGGTACCGGTGCGCGTGCTTATCATACCGATTCCCAGGCTGAACCAGCAATCCGATGTTACAAGCGTGAGCAACTGCTGCAACTGCGTCGTTGTGCACGCCGGTTAGGTATTGCACCATGCGAAGCAGAACCATGAGTTTGACCGGTCGCAGTGCGCTTGTCCAATGCCCCGACTTTTCTCGCATCGCCGAAGCGCTCCGCCTGCTGTCCAGTCCGGAACGCCTGGACGCAGAGGCGCGCTGGTGCCTGACCGAACGCCGACGCCCGCCCGCCATTAGACCGCTGCCAGCGCCCCTAACTGACGCGCTGGCGGCCGCACGCGCGGAGGCGGCCGCTCAGGCGCTGGCGCGCGCTGACGCGGCGTTGTGGGCCGCTGCGCGGCGCTGCAGCAACGGTTGGGAACTCAACGTCGGGTGGCAGCGGCTCGAGCGCGAGCTTACCGATCTCGAGCGGGCGGCGGTGTGCGTGTCGGGTCGGAAGGGGCGGCGCCTTCGGACGGCGTGGCAGGAGGCGAAGGCCCGCGTCCTTCTCGGGCGACTTTGTCAAGCGCCGGCGCCGGCACGGTGTCGCGGCGCGCTTCGATCTCCGCCTGGCGCGCGAGCAGGCGCTTCTGAGCAGCGCGGCGCTTGCGCTCGATCTGCGAGGGCAGGCCGACAGCAGCGGCGTGCGCACGGCAGGCGTTGAGCGCGTGCGCACTGGGCGGCGCGGGGATGGTGGGGCGATCGTGGGTGGGCTTGGTCATGACGAGTTGAACGGCGCGGTGCGGGCGCGCCTTGAGCGGCTCCGTGAAAGTCGGCCCACGGGCAAATTCCCCGGCATGTCAGTCGACATTGTATGAATTGTCCGATCGTCCGGTCCCGCCGGTCGTGCTCAAGCGGGTGAGACGGTCGTGTTCGTATCATCGGGAACAGGCGATCGTCGAAAACCTGAACCGTGCCGGTCTCTTATTACGTCGATCGGGTATACCCCCCTGTAAGTCATAGAAAATAGACTCCCCGTATTACGCGTATTACGTATGACGTCGTGTAGAAGATGTACGGTTAAGGTTGTCATTCGGCAGATCAACCCGATCGCGGGGGCATAAACGCGATTTTGTTAAGCTTTTCGCTGTTCGGGTTCTTCAAGAGTGGCCCCGACCCTAGCGCCGTGTCATACCGTTCTGCATGTCAAAACACGCTAGAGACCGGCAATTCCCCCTTCGACTCTGCGAGCAGGAATTGCTGCTGGTGGAGATCTCCGCAGCACGCGCTGGTCAAACGCGCGCCGAATTCGTCCGCCGCCTCATCGGCGCTGGCACGTCCGACGTGCGCGCGGAGGCCTTCCGTATGGCCTGCGATGCGCATGTCGCCGCCAAGGATGACCTGGATGAACTGCAGTTGAACGCGCTGAGGTCCCTGGCGCGAAAGTAGCGAAGCCCGCGCTCCGGTAATTCGGAGGCGGGCTCGCGCGCAATTCAGCGCGTCCGGGCGGGCGCTAATTCAGAAGCGCTTCGGAGGCACGGCAGTCCACTCGGGTATCTCGTTCCAGGACACTTTCAGCCTGCTCGCCTCCGCCCAGTTGGCGCGAGCCTCCGGCAGGGGCGGGAGGACGAACCCGCGGGTGCGCATCGATTCGAAACCGTTCTTGACCGTTGCCAGGCTGGACAGCGCTCTGGAGCCCCCCTCGGTCCGGATGCAACGAGACAGTGCCCGCGCCGCCGAAACCAGTCGACGCATATCCCCGCCCGCCACCACGCTGGTAGGAATGAACACAGAGCCTGAGACGTGAGGGAGCGCCGTCTCGAAGTGCGACCAGCCACCTTCGACCACCGCAGTGTCCAGGATTTGATGCACGACGCGGTCGCAGCCTCGGAGCCCGTCCAGCTGGTTCTCCACGAGCGCCTCCGTCTTGGGCACGTGCTGGCGCGGGTGCCAATCGCCAAGCGGCAGCGCGAGCAGATCGTGGAGCATCGCCTGGTAGCCCCCTGCGCGGAGTTCCGCGTGGATGGCCGCGAAGTAACTCACGTCCTGGATCTTGGCAGGACTCACATCAAACACCGCGAAGCGGCGCTCGTCGAGCCCTGCCGGCACGCACCAGTCCTCGTTGCTGGCCATGCACACGCTCAAGCGGTTCATCCACATCTCGACGTCGATACCCTTGCGCTCGATCGGCAGCGTGCCGTCCGTCACGAGGGTTTTCAGCACAGCCTCTGCGGTCTTGTCGCTGGCAGCGATCGCCTCGTTGGCAAACAACAGTGCGCAGTCCGCTAGGTGAGCGTTGAAGTGTCCGACGAGATGCCGAGGGTTCGAGACCGTCTTGGCGTGCTGCCCAAACAGCTTGCACAGCGCGTCCAGGATTGTGTTCTTGCCGGTACCGCGGCGGCCGCGCAGGACGAGCACGACTTCCGGTCGTTCGCCGGGGTTTTGCACAACCCACGCGAGCCAGCCGAGGATGTATTTGAGGTGCTCCGGGTCGCCGGCAGCTACGATCTCCTCGAGGAATCTTTGCGTGAGCGCCCATGATCCGGGGCGCGGCTCGACGCCGTACCCGTGCCAGAGGTTGAGCTTCCCGTCCACGCGCGGGGCCTGCACGTCAGGGCGGAACGTGAGCGACTCCGCCTCTGCGCGTTCAGGCCAATTCAGCCACCACTCAGCGATCGAGATGGGCGCTTTCAGGCCCTCGACCAAGATCTTTTTCGCCTGGTAGCGCGCCTTGAAGTCCGGCGTGCTCGAAAGCACGGGCGCGATCCAGCCGAGGTCGTTGCGCGTCCAGGAGAGCACCCTGCACTTCCCCCCGACCGCGGTCAGCACAGTGTGCCGCTGGTTCATCAACGCGCCCCATGTCTCGGGCGTGGCTCGCGCGCCTTCGGGCACCTCGACGGGCGCCATCGGGGCGGGCTCGGCGGGCTGCACCTGGACGGGCGGCGCCGGCGGAACCTCGACTCGTCGGTAGCCGTCCAGGCCCGGGTCCGGCCAGTGCCGCAGTTCCTCCGCGACGGCGGGGATGTTCCGAATCGCGTTGAGCGCATCCCATGAGGTGCGATTCGCTTTGGCGCACTCCGTCCGGGAGCAGTGGAACTTCCCGAAGCCCCGATTGTCGGGATCACTGTGGAAGACGGCCGTGCCGCCCACGTCGCCGTCCGAATGCAGGTGAACCCACGGGCAACGCACGACCAGGCCGCCCGTTTGCTCGCGCAGCACCATGCCGGCAGCCTCGAATGCAGCGCCGAGCAGCGAGTCCGGACGGGCCTCGAAGGCATGCTCCACGGCGCCCAGGGCAACAGCGTCCAGGCGCTTGGAACCGCGCAGGCGTCGCCATTCGATCGCATCCACCGACGTCCGATGCGTCGGCAAGAAGGCGGGCTGCGTCCGGTTGCGGATGAACGCGCCTCGGAACGGGCACCGAAGCTTCCCGTGCGCGCTGGGTTCTACGAACGGGATCACGACGCGCCAGGAGGGCTTGTCGGGACGATGTGAAGCGGTCGTCCAGGCGAAGCCCTCGTACTCGTCCAGCGCGGTCCAGTCTGGCTCTGCGCCGCCCTCGTCTTGGTCGATCAGCGCGAATTCGGCTGGACCGCCCTCGCGCCGCGTTTGAGAGGGCTCGTAGGCGCACGCCGTGATGTAACCCGCGTCGCCCTTCCGTCCAACGGCGGCCGCCGCGCGACAGGCCACCTCCAGCGCTTGGAGGTCCAGGTCCACGGTGCGGCCAGGCTGGACCTGCTGGCAGTGCGCAGCGGCGTAGTCCCGGTCTGACAGGCTGGGATCCGGGCGCGGGTCGCGCGGGGGAAAATAAGTGAGCTTCATTGCATGTACGCCGGCGCTGCGGCCTCCGACACACAGGCGTCCGCGTTCGAGGGGACTTCGGCGCCGGTGAAGCGAACCCCCCGAAAACCTAAGCGCATCAGTTCACGATCCCGTTGCCCGTTGCCCGTTGCGCGTTCGCTGCGCTTGATTCGAGTGCCATTCATGCCCCCGTCCAGTTCCCGCCCTCGTCCACGAGGTGCACGCCGTTTGCTAGTAGCAGGAGTTCGCGATCTCGG